CTTCGTCCTATGTTTATGGACCATTTCAGAAGCCTTAAGCAAGAAGCGTATAACGAACTAAAGCAAGACCTCATCAACTCTGGTGAGATGGACCGATTGATGAAGACAGCATCCCTCTTCTTGGGAACTGTCAAACTGATAGAGCGATATTCTAACCTTCGTCTACCGTTTACCTACGACGAGTTCTTCAAGATAGTTCAAGAGAAGGTACAATTCCAGTTATCACTTATTCGTAGCACTGATAAGCTGGCGATGTTCTTCACAGCTGTCAACAATATGATTGACACGAGACAAATCATAGAAGGACGTGAATTCCTTATCGAGCAACCCAAGAAGGTTACAGGTAAAGATTCACGTGGAGACGCCAAGACCTTCACCTTTGAAGCAGGTGCGAATATTATGTTCTTACGCTTGAGCGCAGTCTTCAGTATCTTCGATAGAAGCGGTTATAACAATGAAAATAGCACGCTGTCAACGATTGAACAAAACCTACGTAGTCATACTTCATACGTCGGTACTGTTTCTTCGAGAAGATTCATATGGGAGGAGACGGTCGACGACGCAGACCTCCGTGATGGAAGTATGGTTAAGCTGCGTAAGCAGAAGAGCACATCTACAAGTGCTATCATTATAGATTACGACAAGTTTGTCGAGTCATACAATATAGACTTTAGAAGAGACTATGCTGACGACAGCAATAAAGAAAGCAAGCCTGTCGAAACTAAGGTAACTAACACAACTGAAGAGCCACCGAAAAAAAACCTTCCGCAAGACTTGCCATTTGAGCCGTCAGACGGAAGTGATGAACCTTTTTAATGAAAGTATCAAATTCCTTTAGAGCCGTGCCAGTTCGGATGAATAGGCACGGCTCATTTCTTCTATCTATATCACATATCATATCAATACCGTATCATATACCATATCATATACCATATCACATTCTTTATTACTGAAGGTGGCGAAAAATCCCCCGTACCCCCAATTTTCAGAAGAAACCTCGAAAACGTGACTTTTGAAAATAAATTTTCAGAAAAACACCATCCTACAATCCTACAATCCTACAAATTGTTTTTCTTTTCAAACCTATAATATACATATATACCTATAAATCAAATAGTTATATTATTATTATAGGAAATAGGATTTAATTGTTTATTTGTAGGATTGTAGGACGTTGTAGGAAATAGGATTTTTCGTGTTTTTCTCTGTTTTGGATTCGTCGTCCTACAAAATATGTGTTTTTGTAGGATTGTAGGATGAAAAAAGAGAGTGAAATAATAAAACTTTTGAGTGATAAAATTTTGTTATCTCATTGATAATCTGTAACTTTGCGTTAATTAAGTCTAATTTTGTAGGAATGTAGGACGGTAGGACGGCTAAAAACTAAAAAAGGATATGGAGAAAAAAAAATGGTCTGCGAAACGAGTTGTCACAATTCAAATTGAACAGTACCTTGCAGAATATATAAGTGCAAAATATTGTAAAGACACAGTTACTGGTGGTGTCAAGATTCCAAGCACCACAGATCTATACTTCTGCGTATGGGAGAATATGACCAAGCAACGCAGCAATCAACCTGATGTTGTAAATGGCAACCTCCGTATTCACCTACCTCAACGTAAGGCTGGTGTTATCGCCAGCCCTTGGAAAGATCCTGCTTATTACAATTACCTATCTCCGGCAGCAGCTAAGGAAATAGAAGCTCAGATACGAAGGATGTTCAATTTCGAACTCCATCGTATTCTGTTGGAGAATGAAGAGTTCGGTCGACAGAAGAGAAACCTCGATGTTATCTATGACTTCATTCGTAGCTATCAATTGAAGTCTATATCTTCAGATGCATTATTGAAGAATTACTATCGCTTCCGAAACCGACTTAGACCCAAGAAGGTTCGTAAGTATCAAAAAGTTGCATGTATTTAATATTTTTTAATACATACCAAACTATCGTTTTTGTCACTCAAATGTTTTATGATATGTTAGAGTTTTTAAACACCGTACAAGTAACCCTTGTAAATCCAAACAGAGAGGGAATGAAGAAAGTGTATGATTTCATTGCAGATACATTTTCATATATACCGCAACTTACTGACAATGAAGCTGGTAATTATTGGAACTGCGATAAAACTATAGTTATAGACTTACCCGACGGGGAAACTCGCAGGACCTTCTCGATAGAGAGGAGGGCAATCGTAACTATTAAGACATCTGATAGAAAAACTCATCGTATCGGTTCTTTAGATATCCCTGCTCGAGTTCAGATATCTTCAAATCTGAACTCCGCAAACCTCATAATTAAGTGTAAAATGCTCACAGACCCCCTTCTATAGGTCTTTTGCCTACACCTTATTATATTGTAATTTAGCATCAAAAATAGTTTTGATGAAAGAATTACAGTCTCTACTTGTCTCAGGGAAACCTCTATTTATTACCATTGACGGATTTCGACAGGCTATGTTAACAGCCTTTCCGCTCAATGGTAAAGCACCAGATAAACCTGAGATAAAGTCATCGTTCGGCATGACGAAAGATGAAATGCTTGCTTACCTTAACACCCATAGTTGGTATCAACTCGAGTCACATCTTGCTCTCTTGGATATTCAGAAGATAACGAATCAAGAAAACACCGCTCCTATTACCCTTACAGATGAGTTCAGTGATGAGCAACTGCCTGATAACAGTATTGCTTATCATCGTGTGTTCGGTACTGTGATGTCTGATTCGTATTACTACTTCTCAAGTAAGCAGTTGCAATCAGACCTGCTTGCAGCTGAAGCTAATCCGCAAATATCTTGTCACTTCCTCCACATCAATTCACCAGGTGGTGAAGCGTGGTACCTCGACCGCTTGAGCGAAACACTACGCAGTTGCGAGAAACCTATCCTCACCTTCTATGAACAGATGTGTTGTTCAGCTGGATATTACATCGGATGCCACGGTCAGCGCATCTACGCTATGACACAGAATGACTATGTAGGCTGCATAGGAACTATGTGCAGCTTCTACGATTTTGAAGAATACTTTGCGAAGCTCGGCATTAAGAAGGTCGAAGCAAAAGCAACTAAGTCTGACTTGAAGAACAAGGTCTTCGATGATCTTCGTAAAGGTCAGGATGAGCAATTTGTGAAAGATATACTCGATCCAATGAATGCACAGTTCTTAAGCGAGGTTCGTTCACAGCGTAGTAAAATTGCTGACCTTCCAGACGATACTCCTGTCTTGCGTGGTGAAACTTTCTACACTTCTCAGGCTGTGGAACTCGGCCTGACAGATGGTTGTAAGACTATGGTAGAAGCAATCGTTGAAACTGCTACGATGGGTCGTGAATATACTGAGGCAAAGAAACTTAAAACTGCCGTTTACAACATATAAATGTATCATTTTAATTTTTAGTTATTTATGAGTTTAAAAGAAAAACTTACAAGTGTCATCGAATTCCTTGGATTTAAGCAGAAATTCGAAGACAAAAGTCTGTCACAGGATGAGTTCAACTCTATCGTAGCAGAGTATCAGAAGAAGTACCAGAGTACGCTTGCTGATGACATTGCTTCTGAACAAGCTGCACAGAAGACAGCTCAACAGGCGGATGAGTTTCAGAAGATGCTGAACACCATTCAGTCAGTTCTGAATGGTGGTGAACCTTCTGCATCAGCTAACAATAATGGCACAGAGCCTTCCGCACCTCAGAGTAATGCTACTCTTGAAGGAATCCTCGATGGTATCAAGGGTATGCGTGCTGATATTCAGGCGATGGGTTCAAACCCTGCACCTGATGTTCCTGCTCAAACAGTGAATGCTGTTCCTCTAAGTGTTAATGGTTTCGCTAATACAGCTGATTATCTCTTCGGTGTTGAACATTCTCTCTTCTCTATGAAGGACCGCTGGAACAAAATTGCAGCTAATCCACGTGCTGCAGGTGCTCTTCCAGAAGTTGACGAGCAGTTGGATGGTAGTGCTTTCTATAAGGCTGCTCGGAATTATGCGAAGTCACTCAAGAATCGTTATCTGTACCTTCAGCAGAACAAGATGCTTGATGCAGCTGCACTTGCAAAGGGTACTTACGCTACGAATTACGATGGTGTTGACAATGCTGGTCTTGGCGATCAGTTCGTTGTTCTCCGTCAGGATGCCCTCATCGCACGTGTTCTACAGGTGCGCGATCTTACTCAATACTTCCCAGTAGCTTATGGTTATCAAGATCGTGCCCTCGTTTTCAATTCGTTCTTCGATGAAGTATCACAGGCTTACCAGAGAGGTGAGGTCTTCAAGGGTGGAATGAAGATTGAGAATCAAATGGGATACGTCGATGACGCCATGATGAAATTAGACTGGGGTCCGATGAAGGAACTCGAGCGTAACTACATCGGTTATCTCAATAAAGAGGATTCTGACCCTATTAAGTGGACGATGATTGAGTTTCAGCTACTCAATTCACTTAAGGCAGGACAGGTTGAACAGAATAAGCGACGTATGCGTGGTATCTACATAGAACCAGAGCAGGGTATTGCAGGTAGCTATCTCAATGCTGCAACAGGTCTTCTCTATACTTTGGTACGCTATGTTCATCAATATGATCTCAAACCCCATGGTGAAAGTACGTATCGCAACTACACACGGGCAACTTTCCTCACAGCTGTTCAGGAGTTCATTGCTGACGTTCGTGCTTCAATCACTGAGGACATGGACCTCGATAACCATGTAGTTTACTTGAACAAGAACCATCAGGATTGGTGGATTAAGAATGTCCGTTCTATCTATGGTAAAGACACAGACTTCGCTGGACCTATGGGTGCATTGAGCGTGGTACCAGACACTACGATGCGCATCATTTGGTTGCCTTATCTCGGTCAGACTCCATTCATGATGCTTCACGAGCCAGGCAATATACAGTTCCTTGAGAATGCTCCTGGAGAAATGCTCTCTATGAAGATGGAGGAAAGAATGGAGCAGGTTCGTGCTTGGAGTGTTTGGAAGGAAGGTACTTCTGCTTCATTCACAGGTAGACGTTTCGCCACTAAGGAGGAAATGGACAAGAACAACTACGAGTGGCAACAGATTTTTATTAATCTCTTTGCTGCTACTATCACCGACAAGGTGGATGGTAACAACGGATTCTGGCAAGTTACAGACAGTACCACAACTCAGACAACTTACACAGACATCGATAATGCGAAGGTTGGTGTAGCTTACTGTATTGAGTGCGGTGACAAGACGAAGTTGCCAAAAATTACCAAATCTGGTAAGTTTGACAGCATCACTGATGACTTCACTGCTACAGCTGTAGGCGACTATATTATGGTAATTATCGGTAGCGATGGCAAGTTCCGTGAGTTGGAGCGTTGTGTCGGAGGCAAGCGCACCATCAACAAGAAGTTGCAGCCTAACGTACCAGGTGCTCGATAGAATGAATGACTAAGGAACTGAGAATTAAGCCTATGGATGAATAGCCTCGGTAACGGCTTAATTCCTCAGTTCTTTTCTTTAATCAACAATTATCATTAATAGTAATAGAAATGAAAAAGCCCAATATTCAGAAACGCTATCGTGCGTATAATCCTATGAAAGGATTTAACTACGCAAATCGTCAGTCACGCAATATGTTCATGGCTACGTTTGCGATTTTTGGCATCCTCATGCTCGTAGCTGCGCTGCTTGACCACTCTCTCGGTGCAGCTGCTGGTTCAGGAGTTTCTCTTGCCTCTATGGCATTGCTCGGTCACGTCGACGATGTGTCTGATAGAGATACACACGGTAGTGCTATCTCTTACATCGTTTATCTCATTGCACTCGACCAAATCGACCGCACTAAGGAGTTCCCACAACCTAACGCTAATCGTGAGGTTGCGCCTGTTCCTTTGAAACCGAATGAGATTCCTCATTACTTCGAGGCACACGACATTCCAACCTTCACTGGTACCACAGAGAAGGGCGACATCACTACCACAGGTGAAAATCAGCTTGTAATGGTAATGGGCGGAGCTCGTGCAAACCTTTATAACTTCATTGAGGAGTACAGCGGTGGTAAGTTTATCGCTCTTTATAAGCATATTAAGAAGAAAGAGTGGTACATCGTTGGTGAACTCGAGCGTCCAATCATCCTCTCTAACACAGAGACGAAGGACGATAAGGATGGTCGTTATACGACCCTTACCTTCAAGCGCAGCTCTGTCGACCTTCCACTGATTTACACTGGCAATCCAGCTGTTACTGCTGCTACTGCTATCAATGCGGATGCTACAGATGTAGCTATCACAGCAGGCAGTAACACTTACACGATTCCAAACGGAACGTCAGCAGCTGCTGCCATTGCTACAGTCAGTGGACTCAGCAAGAGCGATAAGGGTAGATACATCACACTCGTTGGTGCTGGTACCGATAAGGCAGCCACCATCGCTGACGGTTCTACCTTCGTACTGGAAGAGGGTGCAACCTGGACAGCAAAGACAGGTGCATCAATCACTTTCCGTGTTCTTGACACCACAACACTTGTCGAGGTCTCAAGAACTGAAGCCTAACTTATTCCCCTCCCTTCACGGGAGGGGGCTTATTCACCATTTATATTAAGAATATGTACAGCACAAAAGAGAAATTAACGCACTTCCATAAGTTGGTAAGCCCAACTGTTGTGGAAGCCGACCTTGCCCTGCTGCACGAGAAAGCACCACATCTTACTGATTTCACACGCTTCGACCTCTCGCCAGAGAAAAATCACGAGGAGATACTCTTCCTCCTTCTTGATCATTGCGAGCATGACGAAATCGTACGTAATCGACGTGAGTATGCTAATCAAGCAGCCGACGAGGATAATGATAACAACAACGCCAACAACTCTTCTGAAGATGGAGACGAGAATCCTGAGATTCCTAACGCTAATGGAGATGAAAGCCCTGACGCTGACGGTGGCGAAGGCGACGAGAACCCATCGGAAGGAGAGGGTGGCGATGAGTCATCTGAAGAAGGTTCTGAAGATAACGAGTCTACAGAGCAATCATCAGAGGAAAATCCTCTCCCATCAGAGGATAAGGACACAGATTCTTCTAAGAAGGAGAAGGCGAAAGCAACTCCAAAAAAAAAGAAGAAGAGTACCCGAAAATAGACTGGGAAAACCTTACTGATGCGGACGTGCAGATGGCAACCGTCATCTATAACGACCGCATCAACACTTGGCGAAAGATGAAGCAGCTCGACGAACTGCTGGAGACAAAGCCCACCGCACAAGCCGTAGCAGAAATGGCAGAACTGCGCATCCGCAATCTTCAAGCATTTGCCGAGCTGCAATCATTAAACGATACTGGTAAGTTCCTCTGCAAGCACCCGATACTCTTCGGACGTTCAGAGATAGCCCAGCTCATTAAGTTGCTCCGCACCGACCCAGCAGAGTTCCTCCGTCAGCACAAGAATGTTCTCGACAACATCAAGCGTTATAAGTCATTCGTTAAGCGCAAGGATCGTAAAGAGAAAAGAGAGGCAGACAAGCGGAATCTCCAAAAGTACCAAGAGAAAGAGCGACTGTTCAGAATGGTTCTTGAGCAGCAGCAGGAACAGAAATCCAAAGCATAGCTTTCGATCATCCAAAGCATAGCTTTTGATCGTCCAAAGCATAGCTTTCTATCATCAAAAGCATAGCTTTATATAAATCTATTTATTAACCCTTAAAATCAATGTATTATGTCAGTAAAATTTAAGATTTACCAAGACGTTCGCACAAAGAGTAAAACCAAAGGCAAGTTCTATGCACGTGCCGTTGTCAGTGATGTTGCCGACCTCGAGTCTATCTCTAAGGAGATTGAGGAAAACACCTCTGCAAAGCAGGCGGATGTCTACGCAGTTCTGCGTGAACTCGTCAACGTAATGGCTCGCCACATGCGTAATGGCGACCGAGTGGTGCTCGACGGCTTCGGCTCGTTCAAGGTTGGCTTGAAAACCAAACCTGCTGATTCGGTTGAGAAATTCAACGTAGCCAAGAACATTGTCGGTACGCGCATCAACTTCCAACCAGAGACCCACTGGAAGGCTGGCGACATCGGGCGCACACGTGCCTTCCTCACGGGCATCGACTTCAAGCCTTACGAGGTGAAGAAGAGCGACAATGTTGGTAAGATAAACCACAAAACAGAAAGCAACCCAAGCGGTCCAACCGTTGACCCAGACTATCATCCATAAGGATAGTCATTGACTTTCTAATCTTTAGCCGTCCCCTGCCTCACGCTGTGAAGCAGGGGATTTCTTATAAATTACTAGCGTCACGCAAAAATTATTTGCGTTTCGCTTGCACGATTCAAAACTAATACTTATCTTTGCAGTGCTAAAAGAATGATAGTAGACTATCCCGGAGAGCATCGGTCATTGCTCAACGTTTTCGATTGGGCATTTTTTATGCTCATAAAGATATTGGCGGTTGCCATTCCGTAGAATTTTCAAAGCCCTTCGGGTAGAGACATCATTCTTTTAGCAGCGGGATGTGCAGCCGCTTCTCTGTGTCTCTGCCACGGCAGTTCCGTGGATGCTAAAAGAATGATGCAATATGCAACCAACAAGTCTCCGCACAGCGCAGCGGTCGTTCTCGTTCAGAGATTGGGCAAACGAAAAGCGCAATAAGTTTTCACAGTGGTTTAATGGCGAGTCAGCGACATTCTCACGTCTATGCGGTGAGCGTTTCACGCATAAGGAGGTAGTCTACGCTCATCTGTTCCTCGTAGTTCTCTTGGCTGCCTACTTCGTAGCTGAATGGTTGGAAGGAGGTGCGCTATGACTATTGCCCTCTCTCATTCGCCCTCTGTAGCCTATAGCGCAGTGCGCGCAGCGTGGAACCAATTCAAGGCAGCACCCACCGACACGGCAGCCATTGACAATTACCTTAAAGCACTCGAACAATACAACGGCATCCTCGAAACGATTGCCGTCTGAAGATATAATTTTTTTTGAAGCATTTCTTAAATTGGGAAGCAGTCTGCCGTGAGGCACGCTGCTTCTTTTTCCTGACGTCAGGAAAATGGTCTGTCTTTTGTTTGTTTTTCCTCTTTGATTATCTTTGCGTTATGGATTCAGATATTCAGAAACTTCTTGCAGACATCGCATTGCTCGTGAACGTCACAGAGGATATGCGTGCAATCCTTACCAAGCTCGTTGAACTGGCTAAGGAAGGCAGCACCGAAGCCGTGAAAGAACTGCGTGAGATTATTCAGCAGGCAAAGGAAGAGCAGTTGCGAAAAGACCTTTTTGGCGTATGACACAACTTGACCGTATCGAACAGATACACCCCGACTTAATATCGCAGTTCTTTGCCACTGGCAAGTGCGACGCTATTCCCCAAGAGCTACAGAAGTTCTTGGAGCAATTGCAGTGGGCAATGGAAATCTACGAACACGAACGCAACATAACTCGTGCGGCTCGTAAGCTGCAACAGCGCATCAATGCTAATCAAGGTATCAAGATAGAGCAGCGCACCTGTATGGCTCGCCTTTACGAAGCCATCAACTACTTCCAAGTAGACAACAACGTACCTATCAAGATATGGGAGAATCAGTACGCTAACCAGTTTGAGAACCTTGCCAAGCTCTGTGCACTGTCTGGTGACTATAAGACACAGGGCAAGTGCTACGAACGTGCGCTGGAGTGTCGTCGTCGTGCTTCTGAAATCTCCGAAGCCGATAGAGACCTTGGTGTTACGTTTATTATCACACCAAGCATCACAGCCGAGGAACTTGGCTTCTCGAAGAAGAGTCTCAAGGATATTGCTGCAAAACACAATCAAGGCTTTTATGTCACGCTTATCGACTCGCTGCCTATCGAGCAGAAGGAGAAGAAGCGACTGCTGCGTGATGCTGACATACAAGACGCTGAAATAGTAGAGGAGATTCCAAATGACTGACGAACTAACGATACAAAACAACGAACAGCCAACAGTCGACTTTGAACACTACTATATGAATCGTGTGCAGCTGTTGGCAAACATCATCGACCCAAATATGCTCTATGCAGAGTGGGCTCGTGCAACGGGTAAGACGGAGGGCGTTATCGTTCCACGTCTTATCCGTGTGACGAATGATATGCCTGGTGAACTCTCGTTCCTTGTGCATAAGACTTATGTTGCGCTGATGACGAACGTCTGGCCTAACATTCAGGCTTCGTTCTCTCGTCCTGTCATCGTGAATGGTAAGCAGCGAGCAATGTTGGAGTATGGTATCGACTATGTGGTCGGTGAAGCGAAGCTACCTTCTCACTTCCGTCGACCACGCTACCCTATTGCCTACGCTAAGCACTCTGTCATCTTTCGCAATGGTGCGCACCTCCAGTTGGTATCTTCAGATCAGCCTGAGAGTGTCGCTGGTCGTAATGCTGTGCACGCTTTCGTCGAAGAGATGAAACACAACAGCGGTGAGAAACTCAAGTCACGACTCTTCCCTTCCCTCCGTGGTGGTTCTGCTGACATCCGTCGCTCTGCCTACTATGAAGGCGTGACAGGTGTGAGCGATACGGCACGTGTCGACCTTGGTGAGGACGATTGGTTTGAGGAATACGAAAATAAGATGGACCGACAGCTCATTGAGGAGATAGCCAGTGTTTCACTTGCTATCAATCAGTCGCTCTATAAGCAGTTTATGCTTCAGCAGGATTTGCGCAATACGAAGAACCCTGTCACAATGGAGAAGATAAGACTGGAAAATGAACGCCTTAACGCTTTTGTTGCACGATGGAAACCACGATTAGCGGATATGCGAAGAAACGCAATCTACTATATTCGTGCTTCATCATTTTGCAACAAGGATATCCTCGGTCCTAAGTTCTTCAAGACCCAGCTCGACACGCTCGACATGGATGAGTTCCTGACCGCTATCTGTGCCATTCGACACAAGGAGGTGACAAACAAGTTCTTTACCACCTACGACCACGAGCGACACCAGTTCAAGGATAGTTATATTTACGACCAGATACTGAAACTAAACCTCAAGGACCACTTCACCCTCACCGCTCGTTATCTTCGCCACTACGATAAGCGTGAACCGCTCTACATTGGTTATGATCCTGGTAACTTCCAATCGCTCATCGTCGGACAGAAAAAAGACTATGGTAGTCGCTTCGATATCATCAAGGAGTTTTGGGCGTATATACCCGACGACCAGCAGAACCTTGCGCAGCAGGTGTATTCATTCTTTGGTACTGATGCAGTGAATAAGGTGATACATCTCTATCCTGACCGTGCTGGTAACAAGACACGTGAGGAATTAGAACAGATAACTACTGACTCACTAACTATGAAAGCAGCCTTAGAGAGTTACGGCTTTTCAGTTATCCTCTACAACGACGGTGCGCCTACTATCTACCACTGGCAGCAGTTCCGCCTTTGCCAGTTGCTCTTTGGTGAGAAACTTCCTTTGCTTCCAAAGGTGCGAATAGATGAGAACGAATGCCCTTACCTTTGCAGTGCAATTCTTATCAGTCCGTTGAAAAAAACAAACGGCAGAATAGAACTCGACAAAGCTTCAGAGAAGAAGGAGGAACTCAAGCGAAGACCAGGACTAACAACACAGCTTCCAAGTGCAATGATTTACCTTTTATACGGTCTTTATTCCGACCTTATCAAGAAGGAATTAAGCAGTTATCCTGATGATTTGCCTGAAAACATCACGATATAACACCCAATAATGTCCAATATTTGATATAAAAAATGTCCAAAACAGGGCAATAATAAAGATTATTTACATAGGTCAAAATATTATTTTATTGTGTTTCAGTGGTTTACGTTTTGAAAATCAAAATCAAAAATAAACAAACGACCGAAATCACCACGCACCGCTGAGTTGAGGAAAAGAGGTGCAACGTTCCAACAGTTGGGAAATATGACAGGGAGGGGATAAAATCGTCCTTTGTTCCCACAGCGATTTTCAGTAATTTCGCAAGTAATGGAGAAGACAATTGAATTGAACGGCATTGATGCAATGCAATGGGCAAGGGAGATAAGCAGAGTACCACAAGGTGACTTCACGATCTGCTTCTTCCCCTACTCTCGCTCACAGGGTATGGCAGGCGAGCAAATGGTAGTCAAGGAACATTGCAAGTACCGCACACAACTACCAGAGGAGTGTTTCAAGGTCGACTCCGAGAACTTCTTTCTTTTCGAGGACCAAGAGGGAAACCCCAAGATGTGCTATCGCATACTCATCAGATACATGGGTTTTCCACAAGACGGATATAAACTACATAAGATAAATTGGTTATGACAGATAGTATTGAACTACACGGCAACGCTGGACTCTACGTCATGGACGGCAATACCTTCTCCTTTCAGATTGGAGAAGGAAGAGAGTTGTCGACGAGCCCAGGACTACTCGTACCACAGGGTAGACAGACTTGCCTACATGAACACCAGTGGATGAGTGTGAATGGTTATCAGGTCTGTATGCGTGGTATGAACAACGCACTGTGTGAAGAGGTAACGATGGAGATAAAGCAGAACCGCCTGCTGCCTCGCTTGTATAGCAAGGAGATTAAGATGCTCTATGGTAACGGACCATGCGCCTATATGCAGACAGTAGAAGGTGGTAAGCTGCGACGTGAGTACACCGCACTACCTGCGTGGGATGAATGGTTGAACTCTTGGCAAGAGCGTGGTATGGAAACATCCGCACAGGAGTTCGCTAAGACCTGTATCAAGAATTACTACTGGTTCGGTGATTACTTCGTTAAGTGGCGGTTCTCACGTGGTAAGCGTATCGGTATGTTACCAGTTGCTGGACTTGAACCATTAGAGAATAAGCACTGTCGTCTTGCTACTACTCGTAAGGATGTTGCCTATGATCAGATTAATTATGGCGACTTTAACAACATTGCAGTAGGACGGTGGACATACGGCTTAGGCAATTACAAGATATACCCTAAGTTCGCATTGTCAGAAGTTGACAACTATCTCTTCGCTGCCGTGTCACATCACAGAGAGAAATCTGTCGATGAGTTCTACGGAGTGAACGAAACCCACCAGGGCGCACGTCCATATATTCAAGGCAGCAATAAGACCGCCTCCTACATTAACTCCTTCTTGCGTAATTCCCTTGCAGCGAAGATACACATCATCATTCCGAATGCGTGGGTGTCCAGCAAGCGTAATCAGTTGGCAAAGTTATGCGAAGAGAATAAGATTCGTTCTTCTAAGAAGCAGGACTTGGTGAAGTATAACGGTATCAGTATCGGTACTGAATATCGTGAATCGTTACTTGTAGAGTATATGCGATTGGAGCTGCGTAAGATAGGCGACTATCTGAGCGGTGCAGATAACCAAGGCAAAGCCTACTCTTCTATTTCGTTTATGGATAGTTCTGGTAACGAGCAGCAGTGGAGAATCGAAACGATCGACCTTAAGTATAAGGAATATATAGAATCTTTGATTTCGTACGATAAGCGAGCAGAAGAAGCCTTACTCTCAAGCGTCGGTTTGGATGCTTCCATCACAGCAGTTAGCAAGGATGGTGTTATCAGCAAGTCAGGTTCTGACGCATACTATAACTACCTTATCTATATAATGTCACTCACTCCAGAGGATGAGATATGCGCAGAACCGTTTAATCTCGCTCTCAGATTGAATTTCCCAGACCTCTATAAGCAGGGTTATCGTATAGGCTTCTATCGCGAGGTTCCTCAACGACAGGAAGACATTGCACCGAAAGACAGACTAAATCAGCAGCAGTCATGAAGAATGTATTAGTAGATATTTTCAAGAACTTCTCCACCTTCAGTCTTTATGCGCCTGGAGTGGAAACTAATATGGACCTGAACGATTTGCGTTCGTCTGGTCTTACGGCTCGCAAACGCATCGAAACCGTAATCAGTCGTACTGTATTCGATGAGCTTTTAAAGGAGGAAGAAAACTCTCCTCTTATGGAAGCATTGCGTGCTGCTATGGCGAACTTTACTATGGCAAATCAAATCATCTTTGATAGTGTGAATCGAAGGAAGGGCGAGGTCAATGTGTATAAGTATGAGCTGGAGGCGATGAAGCGTTCTTATATGGAAAATTATTGCAACGCTATCGATACGCTTGTGCAACTGTTGTCAGAACCAACCGAAGGTGCAATCGCAGAACTATGGCGTAAGACACCTTACTACCCAATTTTGGAGCGATGCGAAATAAAAACAATGGATCAGATGGATTCAATCTATCCTATCGATGCATCTTATCTTTACTTCTTCAGAACTATACCATTGCAGAAGGAAACGCTCGATGAAGTTATGTCGATTTACTTCGAGAAACTTACAGATGACAATAGAGAGCGCATTCGTCCTATCTTGTTGCTTGCCTTGGTGAAGAAGACGATTGCAAAGTCGCTCCGTAGGTTTGATATCCTCGAGTTCCCTTCGACGATTCGAAATCTCTTCGATGATAGTCACGCTGCACGCTCTGGCAAGGATGAATCCAGTGCTATCTTCGCACTTGCCGACCGCCTCGATCGTGAAGCGGAAGAACTCCTCTCTAATGCAGACACGCTGCTCTCTTCTGAGACTGTTTCTGACTTCTGTTCGAACTCAGCGTACAATAACCCTGATGATAATATTATAATGTTGC